TCGTTTCTGAGATTGTGAGTCTCTTTGCCACCAAGATTTTTCATATCCACGATAAATATCTTTTGTAGAATCATGGTCATCCCAATGTTTCATACGATTATTTCGTGTGTATTCGTGCCATGCAATCACCTTGTGTGGATGGTACAAATCGTATCCGTGAGTAAAAGCTCTGACAGAGATGCTGATTTCCTCTCCATAAAAGTAGTATTCAGGATCATGAGGTACTTCTTCACAAAACTGACCATCAGTAAATGCAAAATGGGCAGAATAAAATCTGGCTGGTATTGGCTTTGTGTATGACTGATGTTTGACAATTAAATTTGGAATAAATATAACTGTGCTTTCATCCGTGAATGTATGAAAATCCATTCTCCACGGTACCATTTCATAAGTCTCTTTTGAACGTAGAGGATCAAATGCTGGTATATATGATGTAATTAGAGGTTTACTACTGCCCATCGATACACATTGCTGGTACATGTTTTTCAACTCTGTATCCCACCCCTGAACAAATCGGTGGTGAGAATCCAACTGCAATGTGTATCTTTCGCCGTTGTATTGTCGTTGAATCAAATTTCTTGCCCAACAAGCTCCACGACTTTCCTTATACGGAACGTCAATGATTTGAATGTTTGGATACGTTTTAAACATATCCAAGTTTTCAATATCATCATGTTGCCAACAGATACAAACCTTTAAATTTTCAGGCTTTTCTGCCGTCTCAAACATGTCCAGAATAGTTGGAACCAACTCTGGATCTCTATACGAAGCTATTTGTACAAAAATTGATTCATCGTTCATAACTTAATTTTCTAACTTCCACATGTCATACTCACATCTACATGATATATAGTCAGCAACGTGAACAATACGGGGCAAATTTGTTTTCAATTCGTGGTCCGGATTATATGACATCAAGTAGGAAGAATTGGCCTCATGATATAGACCATCCGACAACTTGATAGCCAACGTCTCCTTCCAAGTACAAGTGATCTGGTACTGTTGAAGAATAAACAACGCCCTATCAGTAACATCCATGTACTGTAGATTTGAGTTGAACTTGTACACTTCACCCTTGTTCTTCTTATGCCATTCACTCTCTTGAATCAGGTAATACTCTCCCTGTTCCTTGTCACCCAACTTTCCAAGATCGTGGTGAATAGTAGCGAACGCCAACTCTTCATCGGTGAAGTCAATTGTTCCCCCACGGGCTTCATACAACTTCTTGACACCAAATGAAGTGGTCAACACATTCATGATGTGGTCAAGATAACCACCAGCGTAAGCATTGTGATAGTGTTCCTTAGCACTGGCTGGTGCCATAATAGCACGGTAACCATATTCATTTTCACTATAAAGGTGCTTCAACTTTTCAAGTCGGTCACCGGAAAAGAATTTCTCAAGGTGTTTTAGGAATTTTTCGTAATTAGCAAAAAGCTCTTTTTCGTTATAAGATTTAGTCATGAACCAAATCCTACATCGAAAAAGAGCTTACGTCAATTTTTTAATTTAGTTATACAACTGGTTCAGCAGGTGTAAACGAAACAGATCCATTTGGAGTCGTCAATACAATTGATGCAACTTGATCGGCTATATCAACCTTGGCAAATCCACCGTGGTCAACCGTATAAACAAATACCTCTACAGTTTTACCATCATACTCAATTGTGGTTTGACCCGAAACAAATTCGGTACCATCAACATATACCCAATTGACATCGGGATTTGGATGATCTCTCAAATCAGTTACAGTTGGAGGCAATGATGGTGAACCAACAGTGTATTCAATATCACTGGTGAATTCACCTTCTGGAGTTACCACTTTAAAGAAACCAGAACCCGTAGCTTCTGAATTCAAATAAAATCCAATCTGCGTTGTGTTAAAAACGGCAACTGGATCACAGACCAATTCGTTAAAATAGATCTGGGTCTGACCATCAACGAAGTCGGTGCCAAATATATAAATCCATTGATTAGCAGGTCCAATTGTAGTAGACAATGATGTAATTGTTGGTGAAGCCATAATTTATGTATGTTTGGTTATAAATATAATCAGACATTTGTTTGTTTCAGTTTTTTTATTATAAATCGAACCAATGCACTTCTAACAATATCGTCTTCATCAAACTTAAACGTGTGAATACCATTTTCACGACTTTCAGTGTCTTCAAAGTGATTCATCATTTTAATGAACCCGCTCTTTCCATTGATATCACTTTGATCTGGATCACCCAAAATAAATACTTTACTGAACTCACCAACACGGGTGACTAAAGTTACCAACTCTTTGTAAGTCATGTTCTGCGATTCATCAGCAACAATACATCTAGCGTTCCAGTTCAATCCTCTCAAGAAGCCGATTGGTATGCTATCAATTCGTTGTTCTTTCTGAAGAGTATCTATGCTTGCCTTGGTAGTAAGTTCTGACAATTTTTCCAACAACGGCTGTATATATGGTGCCATTTTTTCATCAGCTTCACCTGGCAAAAATCCAAGTTTACTATCAGAACTTTCAACTGCACTTCTCAAATACAACAAATCACTTACCCTTTTTTGATTCAAAAGAATAAGCGATGTTAAAATTGCCATGTATGTTTTTGAGGTTCCAGCAGGACCACTAACAAACATTACCTTTGTATTTTTGTCTAATGCAACATCCAAAAACTGTTTTTGTTTACTTGTCAATTCCCGTTGATGTATTTCAATCTCATTTTTGATTTTGTGTTTTTGTGGCACAATAGGACTCTTGTCTTCAAGGTGTTTTTTCTTTTTCATTCAGTGTTTTGGTTTTACTGTATTATCTAATAACGATTCGATTCGTTTAACCCTACTACACAGTTCGTACTTTTCCTCTTTAAGATAAAAGTCATACACATTTTGAATATTGTCACGAAATGCTTCTCTGGCAATAGTAATAACGAAGTCAGAATTTTTGAAATTAAATACTTCAGCCATTGGTAAGTTTTTTTCAATAGCGAATTCGATTGAGGATATAACACATTCTGTCAAATCGGTTTTATGCGATTTGACATACGATTCCAACTCTTTAAAATCAGAGGGCAACACAAAAGGTTTATATTTTTGCTTCTTTGCCATATAACATTAATAAATATTTCCACGACTGATGTTAAACCAATAAAAAACGCCATCGAAAGATGGCGTTTGTAAATTGCAGTTATTTGTTTATGTTCTGTTACTTATTCTTAACAGTCTTCTTTGTAACCTTCTTAGGGGTATCCGAAGGAGCAGGTTGTGACGGAATCGTGGTGCTCAATTCAGCGATTCGGAACTTGGCGGTAGACTTCCAAGAATTCTTGGTTCGATCAGATGCCCATTCATATGTCTTACCCTTTGAGACCAATTCTGCGATCTCGGCTTCTGACTTAGCATTTTTGATTTGTTCTCGTAGACCCATAACAATTTACCAGATACGATGTTTCTTTTCGTCCTTTTCAACGACAGCAACAACTGACCCATCAGGCCAACGTTTGATGACAGACTTCCAATGTTCCAACTCTTGCGTGGCCTCGGCTGGAGAGTCGTACTCCAGATCTGACACACGTAGACCACTACGAACAACTACATACTTCTTCTTTTCCATAAGTATAACTTAGTTTATTTGTTAATGTTTAGACTGCAACTTACACGATCAGAATACCACACAACTTACAAATGTCAACTACTTTTTACCAGTATCTATGATTTTCACGCACCACTTCGTAACCATCTCGTTCTGACAAGTGCCAATTACGAACGGTTCTACCCAACTCGTCTTTGGTTTCCAACTCATCTGGCACAGAAAGAACACGAAGATCAGCACCCTCACCATTCACACGTTCTTGAAGAAACTCAACGACATCAATGAGTTTCTGGAGAGTTCGATCTTCATACGCATAAAATGAATACGGCTCCGTCACTCCAAGCATATCACACGCTTCAGGTGACAATTTATACCCACAGTCTGGTCCTTTAGATCTATTTACGACGATTTTCATGACAATAAATATTGTATAAAAACACTTTATGTCTGGAATTTATACATTCCACCTTCTGGATGTATAGCAACACTATCATAGTAAAAATACTGCATAGTCTCGTAATTGGCATTATATACCATGACTCCTCCATTTGGCCAACTTGGTTCTCCTGCTCTATGCGTCTTATACAAATAAATTTTGTAAAAATCAGGATATCTGGCAACTAAAAGTCTAGTTCCCTTGGCAGTAAAATTATCTACCTTGTGCGTGGCATCAACATCATTAAACACCCAGTGAGTTACATTTGATGTGGGTGAAACAACTCGTTGAGTACATTTAAAGTATTTACTGCCACCGCCGTCTTCAACATCTTGAACCACTTTCTTTGTAGCCTTTGATTGCTTTTTGGCTACAACCTTTTTTGGATTCTTTTCCTCTTTATTTTTCGATTTGGTTTTCATTAAGATGTCAGTTTAGAAAAAACTTCATAGTTAATCTTTATACGTTCATGTTCATATTCTGGTGCTAAGTGTAAATTATCAATCATCTGTTTACAAGTTATTTTAGCTTCTTCATAGTATCCTAACTTATATGCAGCAAACGAATGTAAATCTAACAGTGAATATCCAGTATCAGGATAACAAGCATTCTCAACCAAAAAATTACGATGTTGAGTTACATTTACATTTCGGTTTTTCATAGCAAGACTAGTATACAAATACACCATCTTCTCATTGTCAGTGACATGAAAGTGATTTGCCAAATGATATAAGCCTTCATTTCTAAGAGGATCAAACTCGTAACTTTTTACCAAATATTTTATACCCTCGGATACATCAATATATCGTAAATGCATAAGACCAATGTAAACAATAGCAACGTAAGCCATTTGATTGACGTAATTAAACGCCCTCAAATTATCATGATCATAACATTTAGCAAAATTAGTGTCGTCATCAAGGTTCATCGTTAATTTCAAATACTTCTTATAGTAGAATATTCCACGTCTGGCCATTTCTGCTTCGTGATCTTTTCCAAAAAATAGTTTGGTTTTTCCATTACGACAATCCTCCAAAAAATCAATATATGATTTTGCTAAATACCAAACATAATATGCGTCCAAATTATAATCCAAATGTGATCTATCTTTTGGTTCATATTTCATAACCTGTTGTTCCAACTCAATAGAATCTACATAGTACTTATGTGGATTTTGCCATGTCGCTCCACCCGGCAACATTATCTGTCTGAATGACTTAGACAACTCATATTTACGCCAATCTTGACGTGATTTACGAAGCAAAACCTCATGACGTTTACTAAGAGAATATTCCCAATCAATGTCAGCTTTCCACATCCACGGTCTAGTCAAAACCACATCTCTGTTAGCAGATTCAGCGTGAACATAAATTTCATCGCCACGTCTTAGTTCTTCCCAATCAAAATCTTCATCGACTTCTAAGATTTCATCCGCATCTAATCTCAAAACATATTCACATCCATGATTGGATTCTGCACACTTTTGTAATGCGTGATTTCGATTGTAGCCAGGATATTGCCATGGTTCAAAATATAAAACGCCGGGAATGTTCTTTTCTTTGAAAAAATTCTCAATGATTGATTGAGTACCATCTGTAGACCCGTTATCTTGAATTACCCAATAATCGATATATTTGTATGCAGATTCTAACATTCTAAGAATGATTTTTGACTCATTCTTTACCATTGCGTTTAATAAAATTTTAATAGTACGTTGCTTCATAACAATTCCAACATAACTACATTTCAAAAGCAAAAAACCACAAACTTTCGTTTGTGGCTTCATGTATTATGAACTATAAATTATCCATCCATTTCAATTGTATCAGATTGAGGCAACACTCCGATATCCGACAAAGGCAACCCTCCAGCATCCTCTACAACCGCTTTGATTTCACTTTCCAACTCTTTGATACGTTCCTTATATCCAGCTGCTACGTCCTTGAAATCCTTCTTAGTATGCAACAACTTTTCTGTAAGTTCGTAAACTTTCTTTTGTGCTTCTAGCTTTGACAATTTAATGTTACTCATAGTTCGTATACATATTTATTGTTGCATGAAAGAAGTAACTTTTCACGATATAAATATTAAGGATCACCATATCACAATTTGGGCAAACCAATTTATCGTATTGAGACATCCTGAAAAGTGTGACCTTTACGAAGACGATCATTGTCGTGAATCTATGTTAGACTATTTGGAGAAAGAAGGTTACATAGATCCAAACAAATGCAACTGTTTGGTCGTAGACAGTTACATTGACTTTGAACCATAACAAAAAACCCCGAGCATAGCCCGGGGTTATAATGTAAAATGGTGGACGTGGCGCGAGTCGAACGCGCGTCTTCAAACATCGTTATACATCAGACTACACGCTTATCTGTTTTTCAATACAATGGTTGTAAATCTAAAACATCAAACTTTACATCAAGGTTGTTCAGTAAGATTTAAACAATAAACCCGAACATTTTATTGTCTAGCCTGATAGTTTACACCTTCCACAATTATCAGACATCATTGTGAAAGATGTGCAGCACTTAGGCTGCGAGTGCGACTTCCTTACGTGAAGTAAAGTTGTAGCTGATTACCTTGCTCTTCTTAGTAGCAGTTAATTTTTTGATAGATGATTAAAGAGGCCAACTATCGTCCTCTACGTGCCTAACATACACTAATCTTTGAATCGAGACCAGTACACGCCCATGAAAAAGAACTAATTATAAATATCAGATAAACTCTCTTGAGTATCCAAATTCATTGAACACATCTTCGTATATTTCCCACACAAAGTCAAGTTGTTTCTGTGTGTAGTAGCTTTTATAATCCGTCATAGAAATATTGTTTGCATCTCTACGCAAGTCAAACTTCAAATTTCTATTTTCTACACAACCTTCGGAGGTATAATTATTGACTTTAATCCAAGATTCTACAATGGAATTTGTGACGGGATCGTCAAAATTAATAAACTTAACCTTACGTAAGTCTTCAACTAAATGTTCTACACGTACATACAAATCGGGTTTACGTGGATATCTTAGAATATCATGCTCTTCTGTATTTTTAGTTAATGCCCTCAAATAGTCGTCGAATGGCAATTCGATAATGAGATCGCCCGTTTTTGGGTCTTGTTTAAAATGACGTAAATGCCATGTAGATAAAACTTTGGCATAAGGGTTACGGATATTACATATTACAGTGTAATCACTTGCGTTTGGAGGTACACCGATTGAATGTGTATGTTCTTGAGTCAATGGAACGTTTAACATCGCATTGTAAAACTTGTAGTAAGCGAGAATTTCGGCTACTGATCTACTAGCGGTTCGTGTAGGTAACCACCATATAACCTTTAATGCGTCGTTAACATTCATATTATTTGTAAAACTTTTTGTAAGGGTGAACTATTTTTGATCTAATGTTTGTTTTACCAAGAATATACAAATCATTTTGATATTCGTAGGTGTTATCCAAATAAAATGGTAGATTCAACGATAAAATATAATCCTGATACCATGTCATTTTATATGTCCAAAGCCCAACAGGCTCGTCGTAGATTTTTTTGATTTGATATATCGTGGAGATGAACTTATCCCAATTATTAAATATGCGGGTAAAGAAATTTTTATTGTATATAAATCCCCCACCACCAACCAATATATCCAAAAATTGACGTTTTGTACATACGTTATATTGATTATACAAC